CTTAAATAATTATAATCATTATAAGTTCCTGTCATACCTGATGTACCTAAAAACTCAATTTGAACATTAAAATTGTCAATAGAACCGTCAGTATTTGGTGTAATCGCAAATTCATTAATTGCAATAAACCCTTTGTTAGTTATAGTATTAGTGTCAACTGTTATAGGAGTATATTCTGATGTCTGCACATCAGTAGTGCCTGTTGTTCTAAGGTGTGTAACATATCCAAGTATTGTAGTAGAATCTAAACTATAAGTATAATCTGGAGCATTTGCTATTTGTTCTGTTATATCACTTGTTGATTCTGAACCTTTTAATACACTAACAGTTGTTGTGTCACTTGTAAGATACAGTACATCAATCCTTGATGCATAAATTGTTGATTGTGTAATAGGTTCTAATGACACAAAATCATATGTAAATGATGGTTCATGCACTGACCCATTTAAAATATAATATGCTCCTGTATCAGTATCAATAGTAACTCTATTTTCTGTTGTTCCTGTTATAGTTGCACCACTATCAAAAAATAATCCATATGTATGTCCATTAGTATACACTCCAGTTCTAGTACCAACACCAGAAGTTTCATGAACTAATTCTGTACTAGTATTAGAAAAAACATTATTTGCTGAGTCTAAATATTTTTGACTATAAGTAAGAGCTTCTTTTAATGTCTCATTATAAGACATAAAGTTAATAGTTGAATAATCTTGTCCTACTAATATATCACCAATAATATCAAGATTACCTATTTTAAAATCAGCTTCTAATAAAGCATCTTCATTATATGTACAGAATAATCCTGTTTTATCTGTGTTGTTATTAACAACATTTTTGATATACATATCTCTACCATTTAAATCCTTAAAGTAAGGAATTAATGAAGTGTCATATGATGCTAATACTGTCACAGTTCTTTCATTAACAAAATATTCAACTTGTTCTTTAATTAAACCATTTTTGTTAAAATATGCAGAAAATGTAGAATCGTTAGATAACGATTTATAATCTGTCCAATCTCCAGCAACCACAACAAGGCTTACTATATAATCTGACATCAATTCTCTAAAATCAACATACATTGGCACTTTATCTCTACCACCATACCATTCTTCGGCAGTTACATCAAAGCCAGTAACACTTGATTTAAACATAAATACTGTAATATCTTTATCTCCCATATTAGTAATATGAAACAATCTATTATCATCTGATATTCCGTTATTATTATTTTTTACTAAATTTAAAAAAGCGTCAGTATCTCTTTCCCAAAAATCTTGTCTATTAAAAAACAATTCATAAGCTGAACTATTAACAACACTATTTTCATATTCAGCAGAAACTGAAATTGATTGCCATTCTAATTTATCTCTATTTGGGTCTGTTGATAACAAGTTTAACGCCCAAACTGGACCAGATTTTAACATCTGTTTTACTGTTTTATGAAAATATGAACCTTTATTTTCTAATCTTCTATCATCTTCACCAAAAACTGATTCGAAATCCGTAGGATTTGTAATGTAGATTGGTGCGTTGAAAGGTCCTTTTTTGGAAAAACCTGGTACTAAGTTGACAAGGACATCCTGTACTGGAAGTTCTATCACACTAGCATCTATCTCTTCTATAAAAATTCCTGGTCGTTTATATTTTCCAAGGTCTCTATCTCTTATTGGCATAATTTTATTGATTATTTTTTATTGTATTTTTATATATTAAAAAAATTAACTATATTTGTGCTGTTTTTAATTTACATTATATATTAAAACGAAATAATGAAAAATACACAAAAAACAGGCAAGATATAATTTTTTAATTCAGATTAAGTTGTATCTTTGCACTCTAAACTGAAAGAAAAATATCAAATCAACACTAAAAATAAAAAAATGATAAAATTTAATCTAGCAAATAAATATGACTTTGATAAAATCAACGATACACTTGACAAATTCAAAAATATCCAAAATGAAAATAACATTGTAACTTCATTTGATGGGAAAATTATAAGTACTGTTCAAGTTTCTAATAAATATTATAACTTTGATTTTGCAGCTTTTTGTAAGAATATAGTTTTAGAAATTGAAAATTATTTCACACCTGAAGCATATATGCTGAGAATAAGACAAGGAACTCAAGAATTAAGATTAGTGGGTGAAGAAATTGACGTTAATGGTGAACCTTATCTAAAAATGCTTGGTATTACAAACTCAACTAATACACAATTAGCACTTTCTATGAATGTTGGATTAGTACGCAAATCTAATGTTACAGGTTCAGTACATTTAAGTTTCAGAAATAAACATTATAAAGCTACTATGCCTGATAAATTAAAAAACTTTGCTGATAATCTTATTAATTTTAATATGGACATTGAATATCATGTTAAAACTCTTAACGATTTAGCAACGAAAGAAATGTCTTTCCTAGATTTAGCAGAAGCATTATCAACAAATATTGATGGTGATAAAATTAAAAGTATGAACTTAAAGGTGAGAGCATTAGGTAAAAAATTATCAGAGTATGGCTATTCCAAATTTCGCAACACTTTAAATAATCCATTTTCAGACACAGTTGAGGATTTTAAAATCAACACAAAAGACATATTCGATGCTTATACTGAACTATTTAAGAAATACGATACTTCAGTAATTGCAAGAGAAACACGAAGAATATTAACAGCACTAAACGTAGATTAATGAAAACAGAAAAAGAAATATTAGAAAAATATTGGAAATTAGTTGAAGAATCCAACGAATTAAAAAAATTTAAAATAACAGAAGAAATTGTAGCAAAACAACAATCTATTGTCACAAAAATGATGTTTGTTAATTGGATAATGAATGGTACTGAAGAAACTGACATAATTAATATGAAACATGGAGATTAAATTTGATTGGAAATTTTTTAAAACAGATAAACCAAAGGTAGGTTCTATTGTTATATTTTTTAGGGATGATGAATATTACTTAGCTAAGTATCTTGAACCTGATTACGATATTTATAGACGAACAGATAGTAAACCTGTTTATCAATTTGTCGGAAATACTCTAAATATTAAAACATTAAAAATAAAATCAAAATTATCTATACCTATTTATCCACCTTGTGATTATAACAATGGATATGATTCGTATGATTTTAAATGGGATTATTATGAATGGAAAGAAATAAAATAAATATATAGCAAAAAAGAAGTAACATTTTTAATTAAAAAACGTATAAATATGAATAAAATCGTCTTAACTGAGGAAGATTTTATATTATTCATGAGTAATGATATGACTTATAATGATATAAAGTTTTCACATCGGGACCTGCTCGGCTTAATAACAGGAGAAATAGTAGAAATTAATAATAATATGATAATTTTACAAGATATCGGATGTAATAAAATATTTGATATCTTAAATAAGTATAAAATAATAAAATAACTTAAACTTATTGTATATTCTGTACTATAATAAGGTTCGGCTTTACATAATTATAAACTAAAACTAAAAACAAAATGATAGATAAATCTATTGACAAAATTAGCAACTTAGCAGTAGAATTTGAAGAACGTACAACTTTAAATTTTATGAAATTCTATAAGGATTACAAACCAAAATTAATATATTACTTAAATCGTTATACTAGAGATTTAGAACTTGCAGAGGACTATGCAGAGGAAGCATTTATTCAAGCATTATTAAACATCAAAACATATAAAAGACCAAATGAAGGTGGAGCACAAGCAAATACTTGGGTTTATAAAATTGCTGAGAATATAGTGAAGAAAGGTTATAAAGATAAGGCAAGATTACCTTCAACATCTTTAGATAAAGAATTTGAAGAAAATGTAAATTTGACAAATCTCATACCTTATGATGATGGTAAACATACAGAACATGAATATCATGTTTTTGTTCGTAAAGCTGAAATTATAAAAGATGCAATCTACAATTTACCTCAAAAAGACGAAAAATATAAGCAAGTATTAATTATGAGGGAATTAGAAGGTATGGCATATAAGGAGATTTCAGAATGTCTTGATATAAATTTATCAACTATAAAATCACAAATTAGAAAAGGTAGAAGTATTATTAGAAAGAAAGTAAATAAAACCCTTCAAAAAATTGACAGGGATGGCTTAAGTGAATATGATATATAAAATATAGAATATGAAATGTTATGAATCAAGTAAATGGTATGTTAGAATATGGCGAAAACGTTGGTATTTTATCATACCATGTATTTTTATAAAAAGAAATATCTGGCACCCAAGAACTCTTAATATGATTATAGAGCAACCTAATAAGCACGATAGAAAAATTTTAATAAATTCTTGGTTTGAAATTAAAAAACATATCGAACTTACAAAACTCCAAAGATTTTCTTAATTTCCTATTTTTATTCCATTTAATTTCCATATCTTTGCAATTGTATTAAAAACTACTATATGTTCGAAAAAACAGTTGAGGGATATAATAAATTATCAGACAATAAAAAGAATAATCTAAAATCAAAATTTTTTGATGATGATTTTGAACAATATAAAAATAAGAAAAAAACTACACAAAAAAGACTAGAGACAATCGCTAAATTTGGTGTTGTTGGATTTATGATTACATTGAATACATTAATGTACATACCACAACTATTTGGTAGTATTTCTCTTGTTGAATTTTTTGCACTATACGATATCCAAAGTGACAATTTTAGAATATACCAAATTTTTACTCATATGTTTTTACATGGTGGTTTCATACACTTATTATTAAATATGATAGTGTTATGGAGTTTTGGTAAAATCTTAGAAAAAATATGGTCAGCTAAAAAATTCCTAATATTATATATACTCAGTGGAATTGGTGCAGCTATATTATCATTATTATTCAGTGTAGTATATGACTACACTATGATGGTTGGTGCATCAGGAGCAATTAGTGGACTCATTGGCGCAATGTATGTTCTTCACCCTGAATCAAAAATAATGCTATTCTTCTTTATACCTATAAAAATTAAAACTGCTGTAATGTGGTTTGCAGGAATATCATTAATATTAGCATTAACTAATTTTAACTTTGGTATTGGTAATGCTGCTCACCTTGGTGGACTTGTCACAGGTTACTTAATTACAAAGTATTGGAAAGAAAAAGGAAATTTATACACAACATTTATTTAATCAACAACAATGAAAAAAATCATTATATTAGCATTAGTATTATTACTAGGGGTTAACCTATTCTCACAACAAGATACTTATATATTAGAACAAGATACATCATTCAACTATATTGCGGATAGTATAAATTCTGTTGCTGATGATATTAAGGAAATTGGTAGTATGGTACACGAATATTACGAAGTTCTTGGATTTGTACTTTTTGTCCGAACATTCAAATACTTTATAATCAGTGGATTAATACTTATATTCTTATACATATTATCAATGAGAAGTAAAAAAGATTAAAATAGCCATTTTATATCAATAAAAATAGTATCTTTGCATTAAATAACAATCAAAAATAATCACAAATATGAGTTCATACTTAAAAAATTATGTGCCTAAAATGCACAAAAAACTTACAGATGCTGTAGTTGCTATGATGGCTACTGGAGATTTACCTTACTATGGCGAGTTTGCATTATTCATAAATTTTCACGAAATTAATAGTCCTCAAGTTCCAACTGCTGGTGTTAATGTATCTACCGAAGGAATGAATTTCTTTTGGAATCCTGAATTTATTGATAGTTTACCTCAACCAGAAGTAAATTTCTTACTTCTACACGAAGAATTTCACCTTTTGTTCGACCACATAAAAAGAACTGTTGGTTATGATGCAAAAATGGCGAATATTGCTCAAGATATGATTATCAATCAAATCATATATGATGAAATTATGAAACTGCAAGGTTTAGGAAAACCTGGAACTGGAGTCAAAGGTGATCCATTTCTTGATATTCCAAAAGATCACTTTAAGAATAATTCCGCACTCTTTATTCCAAAAGAATATAAAGGTGAAGATATTTTTGAAGAACTTTACGAATGGCTTATTTCTGAACAGAAAAAATGGAAGCAAAAGAACAGTGATAAAGTTAAAGACATGAAAGATAATACTAATTCTTGTCCTAAATGTGGTTCATCTATGAATGAAGATGAAAAATCTGACAAAGATAGTAAAGGTGAAGACGGTGGAGAAGGTAAAGAAGGAGACGAAAAAGATAGCGAAGGAAAAGGTGAAGGAAAAGGTGATGGTTCTGACGGTGAACCTTCTGGTAGTGAAGGTGATGGTTCAGGTTCTGGCTCAGGTGGAGAACAAGAGCACGACCCAAACACTTGTCCAAGTTGTGGACATAAAAAATCTGCAAAAGAACAAATGGAATCTCGTAATGGAGATAAAGATACTGAAGGTAACGACCGATATGGAAAAAATGGTAAAAATGATGTAGAATGTTACTCAAAAGAAACTATTTTTGAAGGAGAAGAACGAAATGAACAAAATACACTAGATACTCACATTACTGATGAAGTACCACCAGAAATGAAGCGTGAAGTTGTAGAAGGTGTTATGCAAACATTAAAAAGTCGTGGGTTATCAAGTGGAGAAGTTGAAACTATCTTGAACAAACTTCGTAAAACTCGTAAAGATT